AGTTCGACTTGTGTTGGATTACCAAAAACATAGTAATCAGCAGCACTAAGACTTGCTGACGTACCACCATTCACTTCTGTGTATACTGAACCTTTAACAAGAGTTTCACCAGAAATACCTGTTGGTAGAGACAGACCTGATAGTGCATTTGCACCAAAGGTAGCAGCAGAGGTCAATGAAGTGTACTTCGTATCACCATTACTATCCTTTGTGATCAACTCTATACTAACATTACCCGAACCAGATGCAGCAACTGTATCTGATAGTGTAACTGCAGTGTCAGATGTTAGACCTGTGATATTGAATGTTTTAGGAGATACCACAGGATAAACAAGAGCTGTGTATTTATTTTCTGTAGCATCTAGACCTGTACCAGCACCGTAAGGTAGACGTGAGACAAAAACATTTGCATCACTGTTAAATACCTGACCGACNCTGTGATAGAAATATCGCTCAGCAGCGTTAGTAGGNTTACCGTATATATTTTCGAAATCTGAAAATGAACCTACCTCCAAAACCTCATCAGTTGGTCCTTGATTGGAATATCCCGTCACAAAGACGTTCGTTCCTACAGGAGCTGCGGGTCTTGAAGTTAGATCAATTTCTCTGATTTCGACACCAGGAGATTGTATTGTTCTTCTTGACATAGTTATAACTTTCTTTAATTATTTATGCTCTCTTGGGAAAAAATCTCATATAAAAGTGTAGTTGATTTACTCGGAAAATAATTTAAAATATAAATATAATGAAAGGTATAATATTAGCAGGTGGTAAGGGTACTAGAGTCTATCCAAATACAAAGGTTCTATCTAAACAGATAATACCTGTATATGATAAACCAACTATATATTATCCTTTATCTACATTACTCAAACTCGGAGTAAAGGATATTCTTATTATATCAAATTTCGTGGAATCCTTCAATGAACTTCTCGGAGATGGTAGTAACCTGGGTATTAATATACAATACGCAGAACAAAAAGATCCAAAAGGTATTGCCGAGGCTCTTATTATTAGCGAAAAATTTGTTAACGGAGATGATTGTGTACTTGCTCTTGGAGATAATATTTTTACAGGTGTTAATTATAAACCATCGACAGGGGCTACAGTGATAGGATATCAAGTAAGCAATCCATCAGATTATGGTGTCGTTGGTTTCGACAAAACATGTGCAGTAACAAGTATTGAGGAAAAACCTAAAAGACCGAAGAGTGATATTGCTGTAACAGGACTGTACTTTTATGATTCTACAGTCGCAGAAAGAGCAAAGGCTATTGTGCCATCTCCTCGAGGGGAATTAGAAATTACAGATCTTAATAAGAGTTATCTTGAATCTGGTGAGTTAAACTTGAGTATTCTTGGAAGTGAACATGCTTGGTTTGATACAGGCGATAACGATCAGCTGTTCGAGGCTACAATGTTTATTAAATCTATACAAAACAGAACCAATAGTATGATTGGTTGTATCGAGATAGAATCCTATAAGGCTGGTAATATCAATCTCGACATGCTTCTTGCTAATGCCGTGAGGATGCCAGTCTGTAAATATAGAGAAAGTATACTTAAATCAATTTAGCTTCCATGCGAGTAAAGCTAAATGTAACTGAAGATTCAATTTCACTACCTCGTGAGTAATTCCAATTTACTTCTTGTAATGCTGTTGGAAATGCACCTACATAATCGAATTGAATTTTTCTATTATCATACTCATCTAATCCGAATACAGAGAATGTTGCGCTATATGCTTCGAGTAATTGATTACCTTGAGATGGGAATAAGCCATCAGCATCATATGAACCCTTCTTTACATCATTAAGAAGATCAAGCCATTTATATATAACCCAGTAATTTCTCCATTCATTATCTACTTTGAAGTCGAATGTTATATCACTTACAGGTTCTCTTGTATGTGAGGATACTTTAATTGACTGTGCGCCGTACGGTACAGTAACAGAATTAATATTGATAGATGGCGTGATAGTACCATAGACACTAAACTCAAGAGTATTTGAACTCACTTGATTATTGTTCCGCGCTGTGTTATTATCTATCTCCTTAAGAGCTTTAGGTAAGTTTAATACAAATATAAACTTATCATCTCTACTTTTATTAAATGGTGCTTGATTCATTGTAAAACTTCCCATCCTTGAGAAACGAGGTCATCCATCTCTGTAGGATCATTATCAAATATATTTAGGTCTTGAAACACTACTCCTGGTGGTTCCCAGTTATCTGCTGCATTAGTACTATATTCATTTAAGAAACCAGAGAAGTTTTGATGTACGAAATCTGATAGTTGTAATCTCTTTGGCTTGTTATTATCATCTACTTCAACAACATCGTAATATTTTCCTACAAGAGCATTGTCGAGTATCATTAATGCCCAAATCATAGACATTACTCTATCATCATCACAACCACTTCGCGCGCTCCATGTTCCATTTGCATTTCTTTGGAATGTTCTCAATTCTTCAATCGTCTCTTTACTTCTAAACGTGAGACATTTGAGCTCATGTACCCAGTATCTCATATTAGTAACGCCTTTGTACTTTGTGTTTGTATGGGCATAAACCCCAAGACGGTCGAACTTTGTCTTACCTGTTCTTGGACTATAACTTACAATATTTGGGTATCTATACGTTTGATATAAAGTATCTACAACCTGAGCACCGCAATTATTCCTCTCAATTAATACAGGAGGAGCTCCCCAGTGATGACATATTTCATTAACCTTTGTCGAGAATTCATATGGATTGATCTCGTTACTCGCATATTCTGCTACTTGCTTAATCTCTGTTAAGTCCGTAATATCGAAAATTTGTATAACAGAACTATTCTTTTTAACCCCTTCGGCAACATCAACCCCAATTGTGTATATGTTTTCTGGTTGAGGATCTTCCCACACTCTATAAGCCCCGTCATCAAATATATGAAGAGGGTCTTTAATCTCATCCTCAAGTTTAGCGAAGTATTCCTCATCGATAAATGTATCTCCAGATTCGATGAATTCACAATCAAATTCCTGTCTGAATGCTTCCTCACTACCAATAGATGCAATAGTTTCTTCTTTCCACTTTTCATCTCTTCCTGGAATTTCGTGCCATAACATCTTTTCAGCACACCAGTTGCTCTTCTTATTAACTCCATCCATATATAACTTATAGAATAGATTACCAGTGCCATTAGGAGTAGAAGCAATAAAGATTTTTGATTTTTTCGAAGAGGAGATAATTGGGTAAACCGATTTCCAAAATTCATCAACAAGATTATTAGGAATAAATGCAAGCTCATCAAGAATAAGTACATTACAAGAATCACCACGACCAGCATCTGAACTCGTAGTACTAATACCTATACTACTACCATTTGCGAGCTTTAAGGAAGTTTTACCATACTCGATAACACCAGGCTTTAGATAATTAGGTAGCATCTCATAAGCAGTACGAATACGAGAGAATATATTAATAGCTGTTTGCTCTTTGTTAGCAACAACCAATATACGCTGATCTTCCTGAAAGCATGCAATCCACAACGCATAGATTGTCATCATGGTTGTTTTACCGGTCTGTCGAGATGCAAGACAAGCAACAAAACGATTATCTCTCAATGTACGAAGAACTCTCTTTTGTCCTTTATACAGTGGAATCTTCATCTTACCTTTATCAAGATTGACAATATAGAAAAAGTTTTCTGCAAAGTAGAGTATGTTTTGCTGAGACTTTTTTAATTCTCTAACCATTTTAGGAGTCCACTTGAACTCCATATCTGCGGTAGGTAGATTCTTATTACCTAAATAAAATTTATCTTCTTGTTTTTTGGGTGGCATAATGACCTTTAAAGAAATATTTATCTTAAACCTTAAAAAATAAAACCTTTTGTATAAATATATAATATGAATAAAAGTGACTACGATCAGTTAAGTGATCTCTACAAGACTACTATTAACGAGAGTTCTTGTAACACGAAACGCGAAAGCGAAGACGATACTGATGGTAAGGGTTACAAATGCGATCACTGTGATGGTAAAGGATATCACGCCGATGGCTCGCCCTGCCAGAAGTGTGATGGTGATGGAATTATTG